TAATCTGATAAGCTGTTCTACTTCTGATAACTCATTGTAGATAGCTTTCTGCAAATCAGCTATGTCAGTAAGGTCTGATTGACCAATCCCCTTTTTGTGCGATTTGGAATTGTATAAGATAACTGCTGGTATCTTGCCAATCAGATTATCGGCAGTATCTATTACAACAGGCTCATCTCTGTCTGATTTTGCATAGACAGTTTCAATCCTATCAAGATACCATAGTCTAAAGTAAGTTCCCCCATCCTTATCAACTTCTTCTCTTACTTTAAGATAATCTAGTGTGTATTTACCATTTATTTCTCTTTTGAAATTCCAATCTAAAACATTCTCAGGTGTAAGTATTGATATGTATGGTCTTATGTCTTGGTCTAATTCTTCTGCTCTTGTATTTGTTGTGACTTTTGGTTTATCTAAAACAATAAAACAATGTCCATAAATAGAAGCATAGTTTTGAGCCTGTTTCATTACAGAGTCAAAGTGGTTTCCATCTAAGTCAGAGTCTTTTAAGAATTGATCTAAACTAGGCTCATCAGCCATAGCACCAAAATCTCTTGATGCTTTTACTCTAAATAAAAATGATGAGTAAATTTGTATGATGTTTTTACAATGGTTATCACATGGAGTATTACCAAGTCTTTGATTGTACTCGCTGTCTAGTTCTAAGTTATATCTGTTTAAGTATTGACCAAGTGTATAATCATATCCACCATTAAATGATCTAATGTAGTATTCCCATTGATTTACATTTTCTCTATAGTCTTTGTGGGTCTCAAATGCTTCGTCTCGTGAATATGCCATAGTCTATTTCATTGTCCATCTAGTTGGTCTTGAACTTGGCATTTGAACTACTAAAGGTTTTATATAATCAATCATATAACCTAAAGCATCATTCATATGGTCAAATCCATCTTCTTTGTCAGGAATATTTGTATCTTCCTTGTATGTTTGTCTTTGTAATCCTTTTATCAATGTTTTGCAAGATTTGGAAACAAAAATATATCTGTTTCCATTAGTATCTTTGAGTTTAGAATTAACTGCATTGATTCTATCTCTTACTGCTGGATGTCTTGTTTTTACTTTTACATGGAAGCCACCATTTTGTAATATTGATAAGTCAGTTCTCCCACCAGCACTTGTTTTTCTTTGTCTTGAAGCTGGGTCAGGATAGATTGTTATGTGCATCTTACTTCCATATCTATCTCGTATTTCTTGCACCATTTCATCAGTATTACTTGAATAAATGACTATCTCATCAACAATGTATATCTTATCTTTTTCTATTTGTGCTACGCAACATGACATTGGATTTACGTTAAAGTCCATTCCAATATGTATTGGTTTTGTGTAATCTATTGGTTTCTCTACAACAGATTCAACAGGATGAAAGTTATAATAGATTGCACCAGCATAATTTTCAAATGTACCCTCAAACTCTTGTCTAAATGTCCTTTGATCTAAGTCTTGTCTAGCCTGTTCTATTTCATGTGGAGCAACCATACCACCTTGTAAAGTAGTAAATTGAAAGCTATCCCAATCAGAGTCTTGCTTACCTTTAAGATACATCTCATAAGTCCAATTACCATAACCTTTAGGTGTTCCACACATAAGAACATGACCTCTTGTTTTATCTTGTGAATAAGTATCTGAAACACTTGCTCTTAATACTTCAAACCAAGTTCTTTTATCAATATCACTAAATTCATCTAGTATTAAAAAGTCTAAACCTGTACCCCTTAATGAATCAGGAGCATCACTTGATTTTAAGCTTATTGTACTATTTGATTTTCTTATAGTTATTGTAAGTGTTGTTTCGTTAATATCTTCTATCCAATTAAACTCATTCAATACTTCCTTTAGCTTAGACCAACAAATGTCTTTAGCCATCTTTAGTGTTGGTGCTACATACCATATTCTTTGATTAGGCTTTGATGCGTATTTCATCATCTCAGTTATAGCAAGATATGTCTTACCAAATCTTCTACCTGATATTAATACTCTGAATCTTTTATTGGATGACGATATAAGATGTTGAGGTTTTGTTAGAGTGATTTTCATTACAGCCAAATTTTATGTAGATATTATATTTATTAACATCGTCTCTGCCTAATTCAACAATCTTATCATATGACTTTGTATAACCATCAAGCATACATTCATAACCATCTTTATATGGTGTTTCAAATTGATGTGGTGGCATACAAGATGTTTTACCCTCTACAATCGCACACATTATCATGGTTAATACATATTCCATTTACTTCTTTCTTTTGTATTTTCGGTGTGTTTGAACTTTCCAAGTCCAATGGAATATTCCTCTTGTAATCTTCTCTATCACTTTTAACACCCAATCTATCATTATTAAATCTCACTTCGTTCTCGTATGTCCTATCTTCGTCAATCATATTATTCTAATATTAATTTTTTAATTGATTTAGAGCCATCTATATTTAACTCTAATTCTGCTTTTGATTTGATACATTGATACTGAATATTATTGTTTTTATTTGTTCTCATAGCAAGTCTTTTACCTTTAAGACAATCTGACATAGATACCTGTATTCTATGTTCTTTGATCTCGTTATTTACTATCATCAATAAAGCAATTACAATTTCCATTTAATGTGTACCATTCTTTCTAACTTTATCTTTTAATTTTTCTATATCAGCTAATGCTTTTTCTAATTGTTTCTCAACGTGTTCAAGCATAACTTGATTGTGTATATTTTTATCTAGCAACTCTTGGTGTTTCTCTACTGTTTCGTATAAGTCCTCTAATAACAAAAATTGCTCTTTATCTACTGTTGTTTGTTCAGAAGCTTTAAGTAAGTCTGCGTTCATTAATTCTCTTGATGTTTCTAGTGATGTAAGTCTTGCTGTTATTTCTGTGTATGCAAATATACCCATAGCAACACCAATAATAATACCAACCATATTTTTAATTGGCATCGCAACAGATGTGTTTTCATTTAACTTCATATTTTAAATCCTTTTTTCCAGCTTTGCATAGCCCAATATACAGGAGATAAATTCTTTTGACCTTTTACATTAGCCAATATGGGTCTAAATCTAGCAAAGAAGCTTCTCTGTCTAGCTGGTATATTTTTTTTAATACTCATTGTCTTAGAGCCAAAGTTAATCTTCTTAACTCTACCTGATGATCTGTCTTTTACAAATACTTTGAATTTTTTTACATCTCCACGAGATGGTCTATTTAACTTTACTGTTCTTCCTTTGTATTTAGCCATGCAAAGTAAATATCATTTATCATCTACAAATGCACCCATAAAAATCTCCACTACCATCATTCATTACATGAACATTGTAAGGTGCTTCATAATATGTAGTAAGATATAATCTAAGAATATCGCATAGATCAAAGCAATCTACTTCTTCCATAATTTCTATGCCTTGCATCATCTCCTTTGTCACAGATACTAAACTATACAAACCATCATTAAGTAAAATTAAATCCATTATCTTTTAAAATGTCTTTTTCTCCACTTGTTGCAAACATAAGTATCTCTAACACCCTTAGTTCTGAATAGACCGCAGAACAGAAATTTTTGGCTAAACAAACCGCAATTTCCACAGCTACCTCTACCTTGTGATGGTCTATAATCTTCAGGCATTTGATATGGAATAAACTCTCCATTTGGATAAAACATTGATCTCTTTGTCATTTACCCTGACCTTTATATTTCTTGTATGATCTTCTTTTGGATTTATTCATTGTAGAAGTTTTTACTCTACCACCACCTATTGATGTTCTATTA